CAACGTAATAGTCACCCTTTGTTCCCACGCTGGAGGCCAGCGCAGGACTGTTTGCATTGGCATCCCATGTGCCTTTGTAATTCAATGCACCGATGGCATTAGTAATTGATGAGACTGTTTTTAGCATGGTTTATTCCTCAGAATACAAATTCAATGATAGAGGTGAATGGTGGGGCTTCTGTGAATGTTACGTTACCATTCGCAAATGAGTAAGTGTTTTGATTCTGATACACGCCATTGATATATATGGCTGATGGAACAGAAGACACAGGGAAAATAGTTTGCGAGCCTGTTCCTGTGGCATTAGAAACCACTGAACCACCACTAAAAGCATTGTCATTCAGCGATGTATAGACCACCGTGCCATTCTTGTTCTGTACTTGGATGGAGTAATCACTGCTGACATAGATGCGTGATGGTGTGCCTTGGTAGACAGGATAACCACCACTGGTGCGAATCGGCTGGACAGCAGTGATCGTCAGGGCTGAATCCCAATAGGCAACAATCGGGTTTGTAATTGGGTTCAGGTTGACTGTGCCAATCCAAATGTAACCATCCTCAAGCGGCTGTCCACTAGCATCCGCAAACGCTGGATATGGTGGCTGAACTGATAGTGTTGACATTTATCTATTCCCCAAAGGTTGTAAAGCCTGTCGAACTCTGTTTCTGACTTCACGATTTTTGACGTATTTTGATGCTTCCCTCAAAGCTGTGACCGCTGGTGCTGGTATTCCAGTTAAACCAAAAGTCATAACCGAGTCTAAAGCAACTTGCAAAGCTGATGCTGTATTTGAAAAATTTATCGCGCCAGGTGGTGCTGTGTAAATATCAATGGCTATTTCGCCAAGGTCTCTTATTTGCTGGGCTTGCTTTTTGCCATACAAGCCTTCGAGCTTGCCTTCTCTGTCCAAAGACCGAATCACGCTGTTTAGTTTGTCAGGAGAAACCAATGCTTGCCCACGTTCATCCCTTTGGGCTGTTGACAAGGATTTATTGATAATGTAACGAATTGTATTGGACTTCAATTCATTCCATGCTTGCTTACCTTCTGTCCCTGCTGTGAGCAAAGTTTTCCTGACTTTGTTCATTTCTTCAAGTGGTGCATTGATAATGATTTTGTCGAATACATCATCAAAGGCAATAACACGCTCATCAGTGCCTCGCTTGGTTGACAGGAGTTTTGCTGTCAATCCTACGTTTTCAAACTCATTGGCAAAATCTTGACGCAGTTTACGGGCGGCCTTGTAAGATTCGCCACCTTTACCTTCAGTTCCGGCATCAATTGCAGAATTGATTTTTCTTGCCATCAAAGACTCTCGTCTGTTTGTCCAGTCGGTAGCCTCATTGACAAATTGCCTTAACAATTCAGTATCGTCAATGGATTTGGCTTGTGCAATCAAGTTGCCATCTGCATCTTCTACCAATACACCAAGCCTAATTGCTTCTTTGCGAATTGGTGCAACATTTGGCGCAACGCCTTCAAAACGCTGAACATCTGCCGCTGTTGTTGCCAACTCATTCAGAGTAACTGGCTCAAGCATAGAACCATCTTCTCTAGCCTTGGTATAGGCATCACGAATTTTTCTTCTCTGAACTTCAGCCTTATTGACCACAGCTTTATCTACGGCTTTGCCAATGTCTCTTGCGTCTGCCAGCATTGGTTCAGTACGGTCAACCATTGCATCAAATTGTTGAATTAAATTTGCTGTTTGATTGCTGACTCGTTCACGTAAAGGTGCGCCAGCCTCACCCAACTTGGCAGTCTCTTTTTCAAACTGTAGATCTGCAAAATTCCTTGTTCTCTGACCAGCAGTTAATCCAGCAGGGCCTGTGAAACCTAATTGTTCAGCAACCGTTACTCTTTGTAACTCTGCTGGAGTTGCTGCCGCACCAACAGAAACCCTTGCACCAGCCGCTGTGGGGGTTGGTGTGGTCTCCATACCCAAAGCCTCACGAACGGCTGTTGTAGCCGCTTGTACGGGCTTTGCAATAGCCTGTCCAGTTGCTTGTGCCGCTTGAGTTGTCGCAGCCACACCACGCTGGGCTGTTGCTTGAGTAATTGGGGCGGCACTTCTAATTGCTTGTGTGGTCGCAGTAGGTGCTGCAATAGTTGGCAAAACAGGCGGTAAAACTTCACCCAAAAATTGACCAGTAGCTTGCACCATTTCTTGGCCTGCTTCTGTCCTTGGTTGATAAGTTAAAGCCTGTGCTCCTTCTGCCGCTGCTTTTTCAACCGCACGAGCCGCTTGTGGTGTGCCAAACTCACCAGATAAAATTTGCTCTGTCAGACCTTTGCCAGTGCCGATAATTGTGCCTATCGTTCCACCTGTGGCGGCTGTCCCTAGAGTCAAGGCAGTTTCACCAGCACCAATAATACGATCTAACACGCTTGGCGGTTTTGGTGCAGGAGCAAGTTGCTGTCGAGTACGGGCAGTGGTTTCTTCTGATTTTGCAATTTGATAAGCCTGCGCCACAGTATCAAACTCAGGCGTACCCCGTTTATCCGAGTTTCTTACAATCCATGCTGCGTATTCGTCTGCGGTTGCCATTTATTGACCTCCACTCAAAATTGCATCTGCCGCTGATCGAATGTTATTTTGTGCCGCCATTGGTTGCGGGCTTCTAGGTGTTGGAATTTGTTCAACTAATGATGTCTGCGTTCTAGGGTCATATTTCTTTGTTACATCATCAATAATTCGTGATGAAAAATCATTGAAATTTTCACCTGCTTTTGCCGCATAGTCACCCGCAACAAAAGTAGTTTTAGCTCTTGCCAAAGACCCATTGTTATTGGTCAGCCAATCTGTTTTGGCGTTATTGATTGAAGCATCAATGTCTTGCAACTTAGCCATGCCACGCAAAAAGCTCGACAAATCTGAGGCTGATGCGGTCTCGCTTGGAAAACCACGCAATGCCAACGAAATGTCTTTATCAGTTGCAGGGCCTGGTGGTAATGATTTTATTGCCGCTGTATTTCTAAGTCGTGTGTATTCTTGGCGCAATTGTGTCATGCCACCTTGAAAACCAACACCTCTTTTCAGATAATCAGATGCGCTTGAAAACACACCATAACCACCACCCTCGGCTTCAAGGCGTTTTGCTAGATCGTTAAATTGACCAGCAGATTGTCTAGATGTTGCAGCGGCAACAGCAGATTCATTTATTAGTTTCTTTGTATCTGCTGGCACTTCATTTAATTTTTGACCAACAGATGCTAATTTCTCAGCAACAGTTGCGGCAACTTCTTGTGTTTTTAAATTAAGTTGTGCTGAACGATCACTAATTTGGCTTTTAAGATTTTTAACATCCCAATTGCTTTTCTCAAGAATTGCAAGTTGTTGCTGTTCTGCAAACTGCGCCTCCACTTTGGCTTTGTTGGCATCTGCTACTGCTTTGTCTGCATCAGCTTTTGCTCTCTCTGGTGCATTTTTGGCTGTTTGCTGTGCTACGGTGGCATCTGCCACGGCTTTGTCTGCTTTAGCGATAGCTTCTTTTAATGCGCTTGGCTGGAGGGCTTCTGCCCTTTGTGTTGATAATGCTTTGTCAGCATTTTCAAGAAAATCTTTACCGCCAGGCAGAATAGCAGTCATTACTCCAACTGTTGCTTGAGCACCTGTTGGATTGAGTTCAATCATCTGCAAATATGTTTCTGCGGCTTTGGCATCTTGCTCACGACCTGAATTGCGGAATGCTCCTGCCTGTTCTTTCAACAGATTTTTTGCAATATCAATTTGACCAGACTTTACTGCTGAATAAACTTGTGCTGCATTGCGAAGCGAAGTTTGTTGTTGCTCCGCTGTCAGCATTTCAAAAGATTTCCTTACACTTTCTGCTTGATCTTTTGGCAAGAATGCAGAGGCTTTAGCATAATCTGTTGCTGTTGCGTTCGGGTTTTTAAATAAATTTGCAAGTTCAGTTTGAGCTGTCTGCGCTCTCTCTCTAGCTTGCTGTGCCGCTTGAACTTCAGCAATGCCAGCACCAAGTTTGAAACCGCCCAAAGCAGACTCAAATGGGCTTTGCACATCTACTGTGTAATCAATCGGGCGCATTAAAGGGTTAATCGTTGCCATGTTCTAGTCCTTAAAACCCAAGTCCTGGAGTTTTTCCTGCGCCATATTGGAAACCAAGCAGTTGACCAGGCAAGTTAAATAATTGCCCATAAGCCCTCGCTTGACCGATCTCACCACCAGCTTGGGCAGCGCCTTGTTGAGCCAATAAGTTGGCAACATTTGTGCCTGTTTCCATACCAGCCGCACCAACACCAGCCGCAGACCTCTGTCCCAAGGTTGTCATTCCACCCAAGCGACCATATTGTTCTTCAATCAGTTGATTAAGCACTTGTGGGCGAAACTGAGCCAATGCCGCTTGGACATTGCCACCACGCAAGCCACCAGTTGCAGATGCCCTTTGAAGCAAGGCTTCCTCGCCTTGTCGTGTGAGTTCCTGAAAACGCTCACTTCCACTTATACGCTCAATGGCGGCACGTTCTGCCTCTGGCCCTCTTAAACCAAGAAATGCTTGCTGTGCTTCAAGTGCCGGAACACCTGCCTCTGTGTAAGGTTTTAACAAGGCTTGCAAAGCATCAAATTGCCTACGCTGTTCTGCAATGCCTGCTTCTGCCGCACCTGCTTGGATACCTGCGGCTTCACCAGCAGCGCTGGCTTGCATAGTACTTCCGATAAGTTGGCTTCCACCAACGACTAGGGCTGTTACTGGATCAGGCATCGCCAAACTCCTTCATATAATCTTCAAAAGTTTCGCCATATAAAGCCATCACATGATGACCATATTTTGTGGCATATCCAGCCCCATGCACTAGCGAAACGGTCATTAAAATCAAATCGTAATATCCAGCTCGCCAAATAAAAGATTTGGCATCTGCTTGTTTATTGCGTTCTGCCGTATCCGAGGCTTGCCACTTGAGAATCATTGTCGCCAACAAAGGCGTTAAATGAGTACTGTTGGCGATAAAAAATGTGTTCTGGTGCATACCCACCAGTGTGTTCCAAATGGTCGCATTGAGGTCTTCTCGTGCCACTTGATCGCCATCTGCTACGTCATCAAAGACTTGGATTGCGTCATAGACCATCATCAGCCAATCAATGGCTGGTTGGGGTAGCATAAAAACCTTGGTCAGGTTTTCTCGCAGTCCATTGGTCATCCACAACTCCTAATTAGGGCAGGCCGCTGGATGCCAGAACTCAGCGGCTTGATTTTCGCACAAATTGACAAAAGGTCAATCCTCATATTCTCTGTCTTCCCAAGCCTGACAAACCCGCATATCGTTGCAGATAAAGTTCAGCTTTTCGCAGTGACCCCTAAACCCTGCGCCCTTGTCATAAGCCGCCATTGGGATGCGCTCAATTCTGACTTGGGTCATAAAGCTGTTGTCGTAATACTCGCAGTTTGAGCAATGCTTGCGTCTTGCGTCTTTTTCATCGCATTGCATCGCCTCTGCCAGCCCTGCATAGAACTCCTTATTTGCGCCTGGCTCATTGGTGGGCATTTCAGGGCCATAGTTCCAATCAGCCACCGCAACGGCATAGTTCTTTTTATTCTCTGCGTTGGTCAAAAATTCTTCTTCTATCGGCAAGCCATTAAAGCCCCGTGGGATAACCATAAATTCTTTCATTTCTAGCTCCTTATGAAATTTCGCGGCCTGATGCTCGGATGGTCAGGGATGTTGCCGTCCCTGCCAGCGTAGATATAAAACCACCAACGTCTAATGCTTGACCCACTAACTCGGGGCAAGTGTAGGTCTCATCTGGCACGATGGTTCGCGTATCAATAATCAAGTTTGATGCCCCTGCTGAACCAGACACAGTGACCAAGTTGCAACTGAAAGTCACATTGTTGCCACTGGTATTGGTCACCGTGAACTTGTCAATAATTGCTTTGACATTTGTTGCGGTGTATTGGGTGGTTTGGCTGTTCTCTGCTTGTTTTGCAGGGATTAGCACTTTTACTGTAACTGTCATTGGACACCTCCGATATTGTTTGAAACTGTCAGGATTATGGACGGAATAGCTGGAACTGGCGGCGTTGCGACAACAGAAAGCAACTCAACACTCAGGCTGGTGGTTGAAAACATCATCTCAATGTAATCGCCTGCCTTTAGGTCAAAAAAGTAATTCAGAGATGCAAAGATTTCAGCGTCATTACCCTGAATCCTGATCTGGCTTGCGCTGTCTGGCACATCTGTTCCGTTAAGCCTGAACCAAAAATAAAACTCGTCCGTGCCGCCCGTAGTTTTATCCAACTGGAACGAGGTATCAAAGTTGTAAATGCCCTCGCTATCCACAATGATGCGTGAGGTAGGTGAGCCGATAAATACCCCATTGCTTAAGTCCGTGCTGTTAAACGTGATGGCCTTGGCTGTGTTGATTGTGGTTGCCGTCTGGGTGGTGGTGTCGTAAAACGACCCATATCTTGCTCGTTTGAACTCTCGTGGAGGAGGGGTCATCTGCAAACCCTCAACCGCTTTATTCAATTTATCCACCAATGCCAAAGCCTGATTTGCCTTGCTTTCAGCCAACGCCACAGTCACCGCAGTTTCTTGCGCCAAAAATGCAATTCTGTCTAATGCATCCTGCGCCTTTGCGTTCAATGCTGCATCATTAACATTAGTCTCTTGCGCTAAAGCAATGATCTGCGCCAATGCTGAATTTGCTGTTGCGGCTGCCGTGTCTGCCTGATACTCAAAGTCAGTCCCGACAATAACTTGAAGTTGGTCAACAGTAGAAAACAGTAATTCAAACTGCCTGATCTGTTGCTGATCGGTCAAGAACTCCGCAAGCTGGTCACGGGTCAGATTTAACTTACGGGAAACTGGTGCGGTTGCCATCAGTATGCCAATGCTTCAATCTGTGCCTCAAGGCGAACATAGGACACATGGGCATCACTATCGCCACGGAAACGCTGTATGCGCCAGTTCCTCATGTGACCCTGCTGAAACCATGCCAAACGCTTTTGGCGGTTTCCAATCGTGCCGACAGAGATAAATTTTTCCTGTGAATAAGTCTGCCCATCCAAAGAGTAGCTGGTGCTTATTTTTGGATTTTTGCCTAATGCAATGCTACCTGTCAGGCTGACAAGTTCCATCTCGTTAAAGATTGCCCCATTACTCTCGTTGTAGACAATCAGTGTGCCAAACTCCCAACGCACCTGTTGACCCCAATGGTGACCTGTGTCTTGAACCAAGTAACCGATATTGTTGGATTGCGGGTCGCCAACCATCCATCTGTCGTAAACCCAAACCATGTTTCTGGCTCGGTATTGAGCAAGGCCATTTATGGTGCTTACCAAAATAAACCAAACAGGAGTTTCTAGCGCCTCAGATGCGGCTGCATCATATACCAATGTCTGATCTGGCAAATGTACATATAGATGCTGATGGCTTTTGTCGTTTCTGGCCTCTAATTTGACCAAGGCTAATTGTGCTTCAGTGTAATTTAACAAGATATTGTCAATTTCTTGTGTGCTGATCTTATTTGCAACAGCGGCTGCGCCAACGTAAATGCTTGGGGCTTCATTACGACCACTACCTAAAAACGCAATGCGCTCAATAAAGACACAGCAAGCAAATGTCCCAACAACGCCCTTTTGTATCTGTGCGCCATCGATTCGTGCAAATGGGAATAACTCACCGCCCACGTTATCGAATACCTCAATCGTATTGCGATTCAATGCGTAGATTTCGTTTCGCAACTTTAGTAGCGCAACCACTGGGTCTGGGTCAACTTCAGAACTACCATATTTCAACGGATTGACTTGAGTTGGGTCTGACAATTCTGTGACGATCAAAAACTCGCCATCTGTGGTCATAAAGTAACCATCAACCCACACCACATCAAGCACCACACCCAAATCAGTGTCAGTCACTTGCGTTAGGGTTGTGCCATTCCAGTAATACAAGCGCCCACCGGATGCAATCGCAAGTAAATCAAAACTGTAATCAAAGGTCACCAGTTGATCTGTTGGCCCACCCACATCGCCCAATATAGTCACTGCACCTGCGCTGTCGATCTCCACCAACTTTGTACCCATCACCCGATATAAGTTGCCTTGCCAGTTGATGCCGCCACGGTCAACGCCTGGCCCTGTACCATTGGCAACAATCCCATCGCCTGGTCGCAGAAACCCATTACTGATGCCTGACTGCTTTGGCACAGGAACAAGATTCACTGGGTAACTGGTACGCAGTTCAGGGGTGCTGTCGGTGTAGATACCGTTCAAGATAGGTATTTGCATTACCACTTCACCTTATCAGCCCAATATGCGGCACTCATCTTGCCTTTGGCAATATTTTCAGAATGACGTGACTTAAATGATTCACGCCTTGCTTTATCAGCCTTGGATTCGCCCTCACGTTTTGGTGAACCTGAAACGCCTTGCTGACCAAAACGAATCAGCTTGATTTCATCACCAGACTTTGCCACAACAACATGACTTTTTGTCGGATGGCTTGGAGTACGCTTGGGCTTATTGAAACCCTCAACGCCAGCACGAGTTAGTCTTGGGTCTTTCA